TAAGTGTTACTTTGACAGGGATAGATGCGTTACGGGCGTTGAGATGCTCCGGCAGTATAGGCAGGAATGGGATGAACGTAGAAAAATGTTTAGAGACCATCCTCGACATGATTTCACAAGTCATGCAGCAGATGCGTTTAGGTATCTTGCTGTTGGCCTTGAGAACAGGCAGCGTTTTGTCAAACCTCCGCAACAAGTTGCGCAAATGGAGTACAACCCTTTTACGCTATGATGATAAATAACGAACACCATTATGACACCGCAAGCATGATGATGGAGTACAGCCCTTATCATTCTGACTATACGCTTGTTGATAAGCGGATGTATTTAGAACCGCCGCTTGCTATGGGTAATTATATATTTGGGTTAGATGCCGATGAGGTTCCGTATTTGTTTGCTACTTGGGCGTTTCCAGAGCAAAAGCAAATTGATGAATATGTCCGAACAGGCATCTTCCCGCCTAGCGCATGGCGTGGTGATGGCGATAGTCCTTGGATTATTGATTTTATCTGTTTTGCTGGTCGCAAAGGCATAGTCGAGGGCTTTAGGTCTTTGAAAGACATTTTTATAGAAATGGGATATAGTGATTGCTATTGGCTAAGAACTGAGTCCGGCAAGCTGGGCTTTCATAAGTTAAAGGAGAAATGACATGGGTTCTGGTGGCGGCACAAAGAGTGGAAGCGAGGGCGCTAAAAAGCAGGACTTTCGCTTGAAAGAGCAGAAAAGTTTTTACGGTGCGCAAGGGGGAGCCATTGTTGGTGGGCGAGGCATTAGCCAACTCCAAAAGAATTTTCAAAGAAACATAGAAGCAGCGCAACAGCTTGAACGCCGCGCAGCCGAAGGTTCTATTAAGTCACCCATCCCAAGCATAACTGGTGCTGCAATAAACACGCTTGGCGGCTTTTTTAACAAGCGCCTTGCTGGTCAGTTGCGCACTGGCTCTACGAGTGCTACGCCTGTGACTGCTAAGTTTGGCCCTAGCCAGAATGAATTGGTTGTTGGTGTAGTAACCAAAGATGGTGTCTACAGTGGGCGGCAACAGTTTAACCCTAAGCAAACTATACTGGCTGACAACCGTGGCGAGACTGTTTCTAAGCCAGATGTTACCCCTGTGGTAACGCCGGAAGTAACGCCTGAGGTTGTACCTGATGATACGCAGTTAGGGTTTCCCGCAGAAGAATCACGGCGTAGACGCACTAGAAGATTTGGCGGCGGAGGCTTAGTAGAAGAAAAAGGCATACTCTCATCTTCTACTGGCAAACGCCCTACAGTATAGGAGATAACAATGAGTTCACTTTTTAGCCCACCGTCTATGCCAGCACCGCCTCCTCCACCTGAGCCTCCGGCAAAGGTTGATTACGCAAGGGCTGAGGCTCTATCCGAAGAGGCTCTGAAGAAAGAGCGCTCAAAGCGCAAGGGCAGAGGCTCTACTATAGTTGCTGGATTGGCCTCTGACACAACAATGCCAACTAGCGGCACACCTACACTACTGGGGTAACTTATGGAAGATTTAGCCAAGAGCCTAATTAGTCGCGGCAACAGTATTGTTTCCCGCAGAGATAACTGGGATACGCATTATCAAGAGCTTGCGGATTACATGCTACCCCGCAAAGCCGACATCGTTAAGAAACGGTCACGCGGCGAAAAGCGCATGGAGCTTATCTATGATGGCACTGCGCTACAGGCTGTAGACCTTTTGTCTGCAAGTCTGCACGGTATGCTGACGAGTGGGGCTACTCCTTGGTTCCATCTTGATATGAAAGACACCGATGTAGGCCGTGACGATGATGTGCGCGAATGGCTACAAGACTCATCAACACGAATGATTAGGGCTTTTAATCAGTCAAACTTCGAGACTGAAATCCATGAGATGTATGTAGACCTAGTTGTATTTGGCACAGGTTGCATGTTTGTTGAGATGGACGAGGGCCAGTTGCGATTCAGCACACGCCACATCGCAGAGTTCTACCTACAGGAAAACCAGTTTGGGTTAGTTGATACCGTCTTCCGCAAGTATAAACAGCCAGCAAGACAAGCTGTTCAGCGTTTCGGCATTGAGAATGTAGGCGAGTTTATCCGCAAGACACATGAGAAGAAGCCGGATGAAGAAGTAGAAATCATGCACGTTGTTATGCCACGGGCTGACCGTGACACGACAAAAGTAGACAACAAGAACATGCCGTTTGCCTCCTACTATATTTGCATGAATAGCAGCATGATGATTTCAGAGAGTGGCTTCCAAGAGTTTCCTTATATTGTGCCGCGCTTCTTGAAGGCAACAGGCGAAATCATGGGTCGCTCTCCGGCAATGGTAGCCCTGCCTGATGTTAAGATGCTGAACTTGATGTCTAAGACAATTATCCAAGCAGCCCAGAAACAGATTGACCCGCCGTTACTTGTTCCTGATGACGGGTTTATTATGCCTATTCGCACACAGCCTGGTGGCCTTAATTTCTTTAGGTCTGGTTCTAGGGATACAATTACGCCTCTAAACACGGGCGCTAACATTCCTATTGGCTTGAGCATGGAAGAGCAACGCCGTGGTGCTATTCGTTCAGCGTTCTACGTTGACCAGCTTCTTTCCGGTGGTGCGCCAAACATGACAGCCACAGAGGTTGTGCAAAGGCAAGAAGAGCGTATGCGGGTCATTGGCCCTGTTCTTGGCAGGCTGATGAATGAGATGCTTCGTCCTTTGGTAGACCGTGTGTTTGCCTTGATGTTGCGTGAGGAGATGCTTGCTATCCCTCCTGAGCTTTTGCAAGGAACAGATATTGATATTGAGTATGTATCGCCTCTGGCCCGTGCGCAAAAGTCTAGCAGTCTTAACAGCACTATGCAGGCTCTTGAAATCCTACTGCCTCTAGCACAGGCGTTGCCAGTAATTGACCACCTCGACCCTGATGGTTTGGTGCAGCATGTTACTGATTCTCTTGGTGTTCCTAAGACTACATTGCGTTCTAGCCGTGAGGTTGCGCAGATGCGTCAGGAACGAGCAGCAGCAGAGCAACAAGCAATGCAGCGTCAGAGTGAGCAAGAGGATGTATATACGGCAGCGCAAGCGGCGCAAGCAGTTAGGATGGTTGGGCAATGACCCCAGAGGTAGAGAAACTTAAATTTATGTACAAAGAAACCTTTGCCACCGAAAGCGGCAAGAAGGTTCTTGAAGACCTTGAGGCCCGTAGTAACTGGCGGGTGTCAAGCTATGTGGCTGGCGATGCCAATGCCACAGCTTTTGAGGAAGGCAAGAGGGCTGTCCTTTTGCACGTTCATAGTATGATGAAAGAGGAGTAATTATGTCAGAAGAAGCTATCGAACAGGTAGCCCAGGTTGAAGCACCGATGCTGGAAACCCCAGCAGAAGTTGCGTCAGGCGGGTCTGGTAACGATTTCTTAAATATGATACCAGAAGAATTGCGGGGGCATCCTAGCATTTCACCTATCAAAGATGTTGAGAACTTGGCGCGGTCATATGTAAATGCCCAGCGTCTTATAGGTGCAGATAAAATACCACTGCCTGCTAACCCTACAGAAGAAGACTTAGATAGAGTTTACAGTAGACTTGGCAGGCCGGAGTCACCAGATAACTATGACATTGCTGCTGATGGCAATATAGTAACAGAGGAAGTTGCTAGTAGTTACAAAGACATAGCGCATAAACTTCGCCTTACACCTGAGCAAGCAAGCGGCGTTCTTGACTACTATAAGAGTGTTGTGGAAAACACAGGTGTTGCAAATATGCAACAGGTTGAGCAACAGCGTGAACAATCAGAGGCTGCATTGAGGCAGGAATGGGGTTCAAATTATGACGGAATTGTGCAGAAAGCGGCATCAACCGCGCAAGAATTTGGCAATTCTGAGATGTTTGACTTAGACCTTGCTGATGGGACTAAGCTGGGCAATAACCCAGAGTTCATAAAAGCATTTGCAAAAATTGCAGAATTTAGGCAAAGTGTGACAAGTGAAGATACCGTTTCGGACTCATCTCAGACTTCGTTTATGACGAGGGAAACGGCTCAGGCAGAGGCAGATGCCATTATGAAATCTCCTGAGTACACAGATAGGCGAAACTACGCAGCCCGTCAAAAGGCTGTAGGACGAGTACAAGAGCTAATGAACTACATTCATGGATGATGTAGAGATAAGGCTAGAGTGTTTAAGGGTCGCGTTAGAGTATGGCACACAGCGCGATGTTTTAAATCCCGACCACCTCGCAGATAAATACTACGAGTGGGTCATGCAGGGTAGCGAGTCACATCGTCCTGTTGCCAGTCGGAAAGACGACAGCCCCACAAGGGCTAAAAAATCTAGGGGTGTCCGTAAGGGTAGCACACCGCAATTAGTATAAATGTAACCGTGTGAAATAGGAGACATGTTATGTCATCACAAATCACCACGGCATTTGTTCAACAGTATTCTGCAAACGTGCAGATGCTCTCACAGCAGATGGGTTCCCGTCTGCGTGATGCGGTGCGCATTGAGAATGTTGTTGGAAAGAATGCCTTCATCGACCAGATTGGTGTAGCGACAGCGCAGCTTCGCACATCAAGAAATGCCGACACACCACAGATTGACACCCCTCATGGAAGACGGCGTCTGTCTTTGGCTGACTACGAGTATGCTGACCTTATTGACGACCAAGACAAGGTTCGCATGTTGATTGACCCTACTTCCTCATACGCTATGGCTGCTGCGGCTGCTATGGGCCGTGCGATGGATGACGTTGTTATTGCTGCTGCAATCGGTACAGCCTCTACTGGTGAGACTGGCTCAGGTTCAGCAACTCTTGATGCAACGGCAAACTCAGTAGGTTCTGCCTCGTCAAACGATGGTCTGACAATCGCAAAGCTAACAGAAGCTAAGCGTAAGATGGACTTGAATGATGTTGACCCATCAATCCCACGCTACATTGCTGTTGGGCCAAAGCAAATCGAAGACTTGCTTGGTACAACTCAGGTAACTTCATCAGACTTCAACACCGTTAAGGCGTTGGTATCTGGCGATGTGGACACCTTCATGGGCTTCCGCTTCATTATGACAAACCGTCTGTCTGTTGATAGCAACGACATCCGTTCATGCTTTGCATGGGCAGAGGATGGAATTACTCTCGGCGTAGGCAAAGATATCAATGCTCGCATTGATGAGCGTGCTGACAAAGGTTACGCAACACAGGTCTACTATTGCATGAGCGTTGGTGCTGTGCGGATGGAAGAGTCTAAAGTTGTGCAAATCTTCTGTGACGAAACCCCAGACTGATAGGAGCTAGAGATGACTACTAGAAATTCAGACTTAGTAGCAAATCTTGAGGCTTCCCCTCAAGTTGCTAACAAAGCCCAAGAGCTACAAGGCGTAGTCCGAATAGCTCAAGGTAATGTTGCTTTGCTTGCTGGTGACAGCACTGACAATGATATTGTTATGTTGGCCCCAGTTCCAAGCAATGCATCCATCGTATCTCTGCGCGTAGGCGCAGATGCTTTAGGTGGAAGCTGCACATACAACGTGGGCATCTACACAGATGCTGGCGCTGTTAAGGACGAAGACTTCTTTGCTACTTCTGTTGCCGATGGCGCAGCAATAGCAGAGCTACGTTACGAGGCGGCTAACCTTAACACTACTGGGCAACAGCTATACACAATGGCTGGTGATAGCACTGACCCAGGCGGATTCTACTATATTGCGGTGACATTCAACGCAACTGGTGGAACGGCTGGCGACATGGCATTTATCATTGAGTACGTTGTAAACTAGCACTGAGGGGGCGGGAAACCGCCCCTTCTTTCCAAGGGCTGCATGGAACAAAACAACGATTTCCGTTGGGATTTAAAAGTTGGTCAGCTACAAGAGCAGTGGTTAGGAGAGCTTTTAGAAAATGTACCTATAGAGGTGAAACGTGATTTTATGGCTTCGCAAACTGGGAATGTGTTTGTGGAGTTTTTTTGTAGGAACAAACCGTCTGGCATAGCGACTACACAGGCGCAATACTGGGCGTTTATACTTAATGAAGAAACTGTGGTATTATTGCCAACAGTTAAATTGAAGATACTAGCTAGGCAAGCATACAAAGAAGGTCGCAGAGCCAGAGGCGGCGATAAGGGTGCAAGCCAAGGCGTGTTGATAAATGTAGAGAGGTTGGTACGAGATGCCATCAGTAGTTGATATTTGTAACGAGGCTATGGACTTGCTTGGTGCTGCAACTATTACCTCGCTAACTGAAAACTCCAAAGAAGCAAGATTGTGTAACCGCCGCTTTGAAACTGTGCGTGACGCTGTTCTTCGGGCACATCCTTGGAATGCAGCGATTGCCCGTGCTGATTTAGCGCAAGACAGCGCAACGCCTGCTTTTGGGTTTAACTTTCAGTACACACTTCCAAATGACCCATACTGTTTACGGGTGCTGTCTTTCTGGAACGTAAACGTAGACAATGAGCTTACACCGTATGACAGCCAAGTTATGTACAAGATTGAAGGCCGTAAAATCCTTAGCAATGAAGAGACATGCAAGATTATATATGTTTCACGGGTAACAGACACAGAGCAGTACGATGCGTTGTTATCCAGCACCATAGCGCACAGATTAGCCTCTGAGACTGCTTATGCAATTACAGGCAGCAACAGTATTGCGCAGCAGATGTTTAGTTTATACGAAACCCGCATCCGCGAAGCACGTTCTATGGATGCGATGGAAGGCCAGCCAGACAAAATGATTGCAGATGATTTTATTAACATAAGGTTCTAAGATGGCGCGTGTATCTAGTATTGTTACCAACTTCCGCGCTGGCGAATTGTCTCCGCGTCTGGAAGGCCGTATTGACTTGCAAAAGTACAACGAGGCCGCGCAAACCTTGCAGAACATGCTAGTGTTTCCGCAGGGTGGCACGACACGCAGACCAGGCACTAAGTTTGCTGGCAGGTCAAAGGACGGTGGCAAAGTAAGGATTGTTAACTTTGAGTTTAGTGATGAGCAAGCATATGTGCTTGAGTTTGGTGTTAATTATATACGGTTCTTCAAAGACGGCGGCATACTAACAGAGGCCGTTAAAACCATTACAGCAATCACTAAGGCTAACCCAGCAGTTGTAACGTCTAATTCTCATGGCTTCTCAAACGGAGATAGGGTGTTTATTAGCAGTGTTGTGGGTATGACTCAGGTAAACAACCTAGAATTTACTGTAGCTGGCGCAACAACTAATACGTTTCAATTATCCGGCGTAAACAGCAGTGCTTACACAGCTTACTCATCCGGCGGCACGGCTGGTAAGATTGTGGAGGTCACAACCACATATAACGCCACAGATATATTCGAGCTTAATCATGCCCAATCAGCAGACGTACTTTTTTTAGTTCATAAAGACCATGAGCCTGCAAAACTTACACGAACCACAGCGACTAGCTTTACTTTGGCTGACATAGACTTTGTTGATGGCCCTTACCTAGACGAAAACATTACTGACACTACAATTACAGCTAGTGCAAATACTGGCACAGGCATTACATTAACTGCATCTGCTAGCTTGTTTGAGTCAGGCCATGTAGGTGCGATATTTCAGTTTAGGGAAAATGTCCAGATTGGGCATGAGGCATGGGCGGCATCAACAGCTTATGCACAAAATGATTTAGTGCATTTTAATGGGAACCTCTACAAGAAGACAGACTCAGGCAGCGACACATCAGGCAATCAACCGCCAGTTCACTTAGAAGGCTCTGAGACATACGGTGTAATTACTTGGCAGTATCAACATAGTGGCACTGGATTTGTTAAAATAACTGCTGTAGGAAGTGCTACTTCAGCCACAGCAAACGTACAAGAAAATAACTTTCTTGTGTTGCCTGCCGTGGCTACTGCTGGAACTACGCAATGGTCAGAAGGTGCCTTTAGCATAAAAAGGGGCTACCCAAGGGCAATAGGTTTTTATGAAGAGCGCCTTTACCTTGCTGGCACAACACATCAGCCTCAATCTATATTTGGGTCAGTAACAGCAGACTTTGAGAATCACACACCTGGCACAGAAGACGATGCCGCCGTAAACATTACGATTGCGTCTGACCAAGTAAATGTTATCAAGCATCTTTTGCCTGCGCGTTTTTTGCAAGTGCTGACGACTAGCTCAGAGTTTACCTTATCTGGCGGTACAGGAACTACTCCCGTAACGCCTACCAACATTAATGTGTTGCGCGAAACCACATTTGGCTCATCTGACATTCGCCCGTTACGAGCAGGCAACAGCACTATCCTAATTCAGAAGGGACTTGAGAAGGTTAAAGAGATTACCTTTGATTTGGACACAGACGGACTACTAGGCGTTGACTTGTCTATCCTAGCTGACCATCTGCCGCGCGGCGGGATGACTGATATGATTTGGCAGCAAGAGCCTGAGCTTATCCTGTGGTTTGTACACAGTGATGGCGGTCTTATTGGCCTTACTTATGACCGTGCAAACGGGGCAGTCGGCTGGCACGACCACGACCTTGGCGGCTCTGGAATTGTGGAAAGCATTACAGCTATACCAAGCGGGGCAGAAGACCAAGTGTATCTTTCAGTAAAGCGCACTATAAACGGGGCTACTGTGCGTCACATCGAAACTTTAACGACAATAGATTTTGGCGATGATGTCGGGGATGCGTTCTACGTTGATAGTGGCCTTACATATAGCGGTAGCGCAACAACCACTATTACAGGCTTAAACCACCTTGAGGGGGAGACTGTCGCTATCCTAGCTGACGGCGCGGCTCATGCTGATAAGACTGTTAGTGGCGGCAGTATTACGCTAGATAGGAGTTCCTCAAAGGTTCATGTTGGCTATAGCTACTCGTCTATTGTAGAAACATTGCGCATGGAAGCTGGTGCAGATGACGGGATTGCACAGGGTAAGATTAAGCGTATCCACGGTGTAACAGCAAGATTCTTTAAGTCTGTGGGTGCAGAGATTGGGCCGGACACAGACAACCTAGACCGTTTGCCATTCCGTGACAGTAGTATGAACATGGACACTGCCATTCCATTGTTTAGCGGTGACAAAGAAATCTTTTTCCCGTCTGGGTATGACAATGATGCGCGGGTTGTTATCCGGCAGAATCAGCCTCTGCCAATGACAGTGTTAGCGATTGTGCGGAGGTCTAATACATTCGATGCTTGATGTTGGTTATTTCCAAAAAGGTGATATTGAGGAGATTGAGTTAGAGTACGAGATGTCACCAGCAGAAAAGGCAGGTTTTGAGGGCTACCAAAACATAGTGGGGTTTACTGCTAGGAAAGATGGCAAGATTGTGATGATGGGCGGGGTGCATGTTATGTGGCAAGGAGTAGGAGAGGGTTGGCTAGTTATGTCTAAACATGCTTACTCAATGCCAAAAACTGTTGCTAGATATGCGGATGAGTTCTTTGATGTTATTATGGACGAAGCAAACATCCAGCGTATGCAGGCAAGTATTAACGCTACCGACCCACGCTCTGTACGGTTTGCCCGTTGGCTAGGTTTTGAGAACGAGGGCTTGATGCGCAAGTACGGGCCTGATGGCACAGATTATTATAGAATGGCGAGAGTATCGTAATGGACCCAGTAACCGCAGCAGTAGTAGGAAGTGCCGTTCTTGGTTTTAAGGGCAACATGCAGGCAGCTAAGACTGCCCGTCAGGTTGGAGACTTTAATGCAAAGATGGCTGAGAATGAGCGTGTGCTTTTGTTGCAACGCAAGGCTGAAGAAGAGGCTGGCCTGCGGCGTAACTCTGACCGCCTACAAGCTACACAGCGCGTGGCAACTGCTGCGTCTGGTATACAGATGTCGGGTAGCCCACTAGAAGCATTGCGTGATGCAAAGTTTAATACCGAAATTGATTCATTGAAAATACAATATGCCGCCGACATCGAATCTACGGCAAAAGAAGCAGAGGCCGCAATGTCTAGGGCGCAAGGAAGAGCGAAATCAGCCGCATCTAAGACGGCTGCATACGCTAGCATCCTATCTGGTGCATCCTCGTTCCAACAATATCAACAGCAGCAAGATACGTTTGCATTACAACAAAAATATTATGATAGAAAACTTGCGGAGTAGATATGCCTAAGATTCCATTGTACGCAGAAGGCGCTGGTTCGCTTGTTAAATCACCCGTAGGGCAAACAGGGCCACGGGCTTCTGTTGCTGCGTTTACTGCCCCCTCACAGGCTTTGATTGGGCTTGGGCAGCAGGTAGGAAAGGCAGGTCTAGCATACGCAGAAGGCAAACAGCGTTTTGAAGCGCAGAAATCAAAGATTGATTTTGACTTTGCAATGGCTGAAAAGCAAGCAGAAGACAACCGTATTGTGTCAGAAGAAGCAGACGCTGCTGTTATAGCAACCTCTGCGTTTCTTGAGCAAAACCAAGACACAGATACCACAGGCTTTAACGCAAACTTTGATACGCACAGAGAAACTCTTGTGCAAGGTTTGCAGTCGAAAGGCTACACAAAGCGCCGATTAGACCTTGTGACGAATGCAATTAACAACAGCATCAGAGCGCAACGCGGCACTGGCTCCAACAGGGCATTCGACAGAGGGCAGTTTGCCAGAAAGACAGCATCAGAAGCTACGATTGAAACATCTATACAGCAAGCGGCCCTGTATCCAGAGATGCACCCAGAGCGTGTTCGTCTTGAGAATATTATCAGTGAGCAATTTACAAACGCCTCTGAGTCAGGGCTAAAAATAAAGTACACGCAAAACGGGGTTACAGCCCAGTTAGTATCTCAAGATTACGCCCGACAGCTAGCTGCTGTAACTGATGATGCGGCTAGAGAAGAAATACTAAATTCTATAAACAGCGACCCCCGTATTACACAGCCTGTTCGTGAGGCGTTGCAGACTGATAGCAACCAAGCAAAGACAAGGATAAGAGACGATAATATTGAGTTTGCTTCAACAACAATAAACAGGGCCGAAATACCTCTGACAGAAACAGATGAAATAAGAGATGCCATTCTTACAGATGGTGTTTATGAGTTTACTAACACTGACGGAGAGAGCGCTGCGATAGATTTTTCTGTGTTCAAAGAGAGTGACAAGGGGCTTCTTTTACAAACCCTGTCTAGGAACCAGAAGAACCTAGAAGATGTCGTAACCAACAATCAAATATTCACCTTACAAGATGGCTTCGATTCTGAAGATGGCGTTACTGCGGCTGTAACAAATGTTAACGCTATGTACACACCAGAAAACATGGCGATGACGGGTAAGGATGCTAACGACTTAGACAACGTGGCTTTGACCCACGCTGGGCTTCTTCAAGAGGCAGTTACAAACGCTGTGACCGAAGGTTCTGTTACAGGCAACATGATGCCCGACTTATTAGGTAGACTTAACGCTGCTGAAGCAATACTTAATGCTCAACTTGGAGGAAGAACACCGCTTTCAATGCGCCCAGGGGCAGATGGTGCGTCTGCGGCTAAGGTATTGTCAAGTATAGCAACGGCTCGCAAGAATCTACGCAAAGGCGCTGTTGAAGACGCTAATCTTACTACTATGGCAAACGTGTTTTCTAACGGCGATTTCGAGTTTGTAGTAGATACTCTAAAGGAGCCTGAGGTAAAGGCTGTTGTTGATAGTGTTATGGCGGTACATGCAAACAATGTACCTAAGCAAGTCAGCCTGCTATCGCAAAATAATGCAAGGTATGAACGGTTTTCTAACATATTAACTGCCAGCGCCAACCGCATGACAAATCCAGATTTTGACCCCGAATCTGCCGAAGCAGCCGATGTTTTTGCAGGAGCAGAGCTTTACAGGCAAATGAAACTTGCTGGTGGAGGGGTGGTATCAAATCACGTTGGCGGAGAACAGAAGAAGATATATGAGTCATTCCTCACCCTTGAGCCTCACTTTGGTTCGGCTGGCGCAGTACGAGTAATGCAGCAACAGCGTGACGAGATACAAGTAGAAGCCTCGTACAAATTAGTGCAGGAACAAGTAGAGTCTGTAGCAGATTCGCAGTCCGCAGAATACTCTTGGTATGAATACATTCCTGGCCTTGGTAGGGAAGAAGAATTTACGGTTCAAGATACTTCAGCTATTGTGGCTAATGTTACCAGATTAACTAAAGAATACATTGCTTTAGGGGTAGACCCGAAAGAGGCAGTTGAGTTGGCGGCGAAGGATTACGGTGACGCTCACGTTCGGGTTAGAAATGTTATGATAGCCAAGACAAGAGACCTGCCAGTTAACATTGAAGAGATGGCAACAATGGCTGTTGACAGTGTTTACGTCCGTTACCCAGAAATTTCTGAAAACTATGATAGCGATGAGCTTTCAATAGCTAATGTACAAGGCACAACTGACCGTTGGATGCTAGTGTCGGGCGGCGGCTATCCTGTGCAGCTAGAGGATGGCACAATTCCTGAGTTTACTAAGTCAGAGCTTAATGATTTTGTTGTTACCGAACAGGCAGACCAAAGACTAGTAACGGCTGCAAAGGTCGAAGAGATTAATTTTGTTAATAGGGTAGAAACAGAGTTTCGGTTGCGCACGGGCCGCTTTGAGGGCTTAACAAATTATCAGGCTGAGGGGTTGAAGTTACGTCTTCTGAAGCCTCATCGCAGCTTTAGACTAACTTCTGAGGAACTAAAAGCCCCTCTTAAAGCAATGGAAAAGCTAGAAGAGGTGGATGAGCAGCTAGGTGGGCAAGTAGGCTTTGGAGGCACTAGATGAGCCAGAGTTACAATAATCCTGGCAATATTCGTCCAGGCCAAAACTACGCTGGGGAAACGGGTGAGGTTTACACTGGCAAAGATGGCAGCGAGTACGTTGTGTTTAGCAGCCCTGAGTTGGGTGTCCGTGCAATGTACATGGACTTTCGCACAAAGATTAAACGGCACAAAGGTAACTTAGACGCAATATTTGCAGAGTACGCACCTCCTTCTGACAACAATCCAACAGACAAATACGTTGCTTTTGTACGTCAAGCGGTAGGCAAGTCAAACGTATCTAACGCTGATTTAACAGAAGTTGTAAAGGCGGCTATTGCGTTTGAGAACGGCCCGACATCTGCCCTAACAAAATCATATACAGCGTCTTCTGTGTTAGAAGAAGCACTTGCCTTGTCATCTGTGCAACTTCCAAAAG